ATTGAATCAATTAGATTCCTTTGAATAATACAAAGTTGTTAGCAGCTTGAGTTACTAAACATCTTTCAGATAGGAAGTTTACTTCCATAGCATCTAAAGTAGACGTTGAAGCACCACCAGCAGAACCAGTTAACCAAGATTTCATTCTTCTATCATCAGATTGAGAAGCTCTATATCTTACATGTAAGAAAGGTCTTCTGATGTTAGTTCCTAAAATTTGATCGTAAACTGTTGAAGTTCCAGCAGGTACTAATACACCTTCGATAGAATTGATACCTACGATACCTCCACGAGTAGAAGCGTCATTTAAGTATTTCCAGTCAGTTTTGTAGAAGTCATAAGAACCTCTTCTGAAACCAGAGAAACCTAAATTAAGAGCCATTTCTTCAGAGTTTTCGAACAATCCGAAAGCAGTACCACCAGCGTAACCACCAGAGATAGAAGCTAACATATCGTCAAAATCTAAAGAAGTTTGTCTTTGTAAGAATAACATGTTTTCTTCAATAGCTCCTTGAGTATCTAAATTCTTCAAGATAGCATCGAATTCATCAAGTCCAGCAGCAGCAGTAAATCCTACTTCTACATTTCCACGTGCTCCGATAGCAGCAAATAAACCTTGTGTTCCAGGATTAGTAGCAGCAGATGCAGTTTGGTTATACTCACCTTCTACCATACTCATTTCTAAGTAGTCTTCAAAACGTAATCTTGTTTCAGATTCAGCTTTTAAATACCATAGGTATCCAGATGTTCCGTCTTCAGTCGCAACTTCAACCCATCCAATTTGTGCCATATCAGAACCAGATACAGTGTATTGGTTTCTAATGATGATAGGAGAGTTAGAATATTGAGTGAAAGAAGGGTTCACACTGATACGAGCACCAGTAGCGATGTTAGATCCTTTAGCATAGTCAGATCCGTATACGAATACTTTAAGACCAGCTGCTGAAAAACCTGCAGCAATCAAACCACCGTTCGTATAAGATTGGTAAGTCATAGTACCACCAACACCAGCAGCAGAAGCTGTAATAAAACCTTTGTCTTCTAGTCCAGTAGCTGGATCTAATACGACAACTGTGTCATTTACAGAAACTACATTTGTAACGGTACCAGCAACTGTTAATACGTTTGGAGCTCCAGCTCCACCACCATCAGCACCACAGGCAACGCCTACGTAACTAATGTGTAATCTATTTTGTTCAGACCAGATTACTTGATCAGAAGTCATTGGCATTTCAGCTCCAACCATACGTAAGAATCCAGATAAAGTTCTGTTTCCATAACGCTCTACTTCTTGTTCGTAGATTTCAGGTAAGTACTGTTGTGCAAAATCGTTAGCTCCGTTGTTGAACTGTAAATAGTTCGAAGCTAGTAATTGTTGACCTTGAGATGGGATTAATGACCCAAATTGAGGAGTTAAACTCATAATAATTGTTTTTTAGTTAAATTTTTTTGTTTTTATTCTTAATTTTGAAGAATCTTGAGCGCTTACTGATTTAACTTTTAACCCATTTATAAAACCAGTTTTAGCTGGTTGCCTAACGTCTGTGCTTGGGTTTTTAGATTTACCTATGATATCTTTGGTAGCATCTGATTTCCCTTGCTCGTAGAAATGATTAATAATTGTGTCAGCATTTGAAGCCATAAATAGTGCCTTGTGATAACCTTTCGTATCTGTTACTTCACCTTCTTTGTTTAGGAACTTCCCTACAAAATTGTTGATGTTTGATTGGTCTTCTGCTAGCTTACTTGGATCTTGAACCCCATACCTAAACTTTTTCCCACTGACGTCGAACTCAAAACCTTTGAATTCATCATTGAAATAATTGTTAGTTTTAGATTTAAAATCTTCGTGTTGTTTAATAGCTGTCTCTTGATCTTCGTTGTAACGGTTGAAAAAATCCATAGCCTTTTGTTGGTCTTGAGTTACGCCGGGTCTCAACTTGATTTCGTCGTAGTATTTACTCTTAGTTTCCTCTAAAAAGCTTTTAGCTTTTGCAACTTCTTCTTTAAATGCAATTTTTTTCTTGCGTATATCTCTATCCTCGTCTAAATCTTCATCATAGTCGTAGTCTTCTAACATAAGATCTATGTCTTCAGATTCTAGATAAGGTTTTGTTTTTCTGTAATACTCTTTAATTAAAGCGTTTTCACCTATTGTTGAATAGTCAGCATTTAATCTAACATAGTCTTCAACAGTTCCACCAGTGTCTTCCATAAAAGAAACTAGCTTTTCAATGTTTTCAGGTAATGGTTTACCTAGAATTTTTTCATCTCTTACAGCTTCTTTTACTTCTTTAACAGTTTGCTTTACTTCTTCGTCTGTTATTTCTTGCAGCTGCGTGAATTCCTCTTTATCATCTTTAGCGGACCCTTCGTCTCCTTGTCCCACTTCTTGCAATCCCAGTTTGGGTTCTTCTGTGCGTAACACGCCGCTCTCTGAGCTTTCGTCTTGAATGGCATCGTCTTCTTTTTTTAATTCTTTTTTTGGAATAACTACTTTAGTTACATCCGCGGGTAAATCAACTAAAGGTTCTTTTAAATTAACTTTAGTTATTTCTTGATTTTTGTCTCCTAATTGCTTAGGTTTCTTAGACTTACCTTTAAGACTAAATTCACCCTCCTGTTTAACAGGTTCATTTGTTTTTGTTTCTGACATAATATAATATAATTAAATAATTGTTTGTAATCTTATCTAGGATCAAATTGCTCTAATCCAAAACCACCTAGATTGTCATTCCCAGCAGATTCAAAATCTGTAGGTAATAAATCATTTTGTCTTTGATTTATCAGTTCTGATTGTTGTGTACCTTGTATTCTTACACGCTTATCTTTTCTATCTTCTATTTCTTTTTCTTTAGTGTTCTGAGTCTGAGCTGTTGCTTGCGCCAACTGTATCTGATAACTAAACTCTTCAGCCATTAACTCTCTTTTTATTTGAGCTTCTGCCTGCATACGTTCCATTTCAAATTGAGACTTAGCTTGTTCAATGCTAACTTTTTCAGCAGTTAGCGCTTGTTGTTTTTGAACTTCAAACATAGCAGCTTTCTCTGCAGATTCAGCATTAGCTTGCGCTTGTGCTTGTATGTTTTGTTGTTGTTGCTCTTGTTCTCTTTTTATCTTTTGAGTCTGTCTTAGTTTTATAAACTGATTAGCTAACTTAGTGTTTTTAATTTCTCTAATATCAATAGCATCAGACAATTGAATAGCTCCTGTTTGTAAAGCCATTTGTATGTTTTGTTCTAGCAAAGCTTTTTCTTCGTCTTCAGGTTCTAGTTGTATGTAAATACCAAAGTCGTGAATTTGAAGATTCATCAACTCTTCCAGTGTTTTAACATTAAAAGTACTTATAGAATTAGTTAAAGCATTTTCCGTTAAAGGATTTTGAATAACATCAGCAACTTTTAAGCTAATATTTTCACATGTTCTAATTGTTAAATATAACAAAGACTCAAGTAAATGCTTAGTAGCTATGTTTGAGGCGTTTGCTGCCATTTTCTGTAAACCTAGTAAAGCATCTTTATCTGGAGCACTTCCATCTCTTGCTTCGTTTAAACCGGTTACATCACGTATCATTTGTAAATAATATTGGTATGTACCAATCAAACTCTGTATTTTAGCTTGGCCGCTTGAAGATGATAACTCTTGAATAGGTACTTTACCTCTATTAAGTTCACCGTCCTGAGTAAGTGATCTACCAACTATAGAACCCGTTTGGAAATACATATTTAATGCTTCTGCTGGATTATAGTTTGTTCCATTACCTAGATCCACCTCAGCTAAACCATCCATATCTAAGAATACACCGTCTGGCACTATTCTAGACATAACCTGTTGCAATTTAAGATGCGTTAGTTGGATCATATCAGCAAAACCAGTTATTCTACTTACGATAGACTCTATACGTCCCTTGTACATTCTAGGAGCCGATATACAGTAGTTCATTTCTACCTTAGTTGTATCAGCTGCTGGTCTAGTCATATTCTCAGCCATTTTCCAGTCTAACATATAATTGTTACCTAGTACTTTAGCTCCAGTATACAAAACCTCTATTGTTCTTGATACTCTTTCGAAGTTATCATTCTCAGGCGGGTTGAATGTATCTGGCTTTTCTAATGTTTTTTCTAAACCTTGTTCTGTTTTTTTAATTTTAAAAACTTGATCCATATAAGTTTTGTATTCAAAATACATTACTTGAACGGTGTTTTCATCGTAATTTCCCCAACCAGTTACGTATTGAGAGTTACCAGGCATATTTTGAATTCTCTGTAATTCATCATCTGGTATATTTGGAAATTGCTTTTTTAATTCTGGTATTGTTATAGCTTTTATTTCACCAACATAGTATATGTCTTCAAAGTTTGGATCTTCAGTATATGAATAAACCATATAAGCTGGATCTACATACTCTACTTTAATTCCTTCAGATTTATCAAATCTAGTTTTTGAAGAACCTATACCTACAACAGCTAGGTCATAAGCTATTCTTTTTTTAATTTGATCGTATTTATTAGCAGCTAGTACATTGCTTATAACTTCTTCTTCTGCAATTTCTACATTTTGCTTATATGTCATCTGCATATGAACATCTAATTCTTCTTTGCTTTCAGGTAAAGCCTGTAAATCACCTGTAGCCGAAAAATCCATACCTAGATTCTCTTGAATATTCATAAGAGCTTCCTTAGTATTCATATCTCTTTCAACAGCGGCAGCATAGTCAGTTCTACTTTTTACAGAAAAAGGATCTTGAGCAAATGTACTTACGTCGTATGACTTGTTAGACATACCATTTACAACTATATCTACAAATTTAGAAATAACAGCCACTGGCTTCCAGTCTAAATTAAGATAAGACAGATCACCGTTTATAGATAATTCATCTTTATATTTTTGAACACTTTGCTCTCCTCTAGCGTATTGTCTTAATTGATGAAAATTACTATAGCTCTGTACGTATCTATTACCAGATCTACCTTCCTGGAACCATTCATTCTCTATGGCTCTAGCAACTTGTATACCGTAGTCTAAGCTGGCTTTTTCTTCATCGCTTACTATTTGACTAGGAAACGAGCTATTAGTATTAGTCTGTATATTCATTTATCTTATTATTTTAGACATACCGCCTTTGTTGTCGTATTTTTTTATACCTAAGTCAACAGCTACTCTCTGCATCTGCGCTTTTGGTATATATCTATTTTTATTACAAGCCATTAAAGCTA